AGAACGAATACACAAGGAGACAACTATGGCAAATAGAAACACACAAGGTTTTGGGCTTATACCTGCTGGTACGCTTGGACAAACTCCAGCGACTGCCGGATTAGGAAAGTACAAAATCGATGCTGGTTCTGCTACAACACTCTACAATGGTGGAGCTGTGGCTTCTGCTGCTGGTTATATTGTTGATGGTCAAACGACTGCTGCACCTATTATTGGTGTATTAAATGGAGTATTTTTTACGGATCCTTCTACTTTGAAGCCGACGTTTAAAAACTTCTACCAACAAGTAACACCTGCAAACTCAGAAGACATAGACGCTTTTGTGTACGACAACCCACAACAGCAATACGTAGTAGCAACGGACGATGCAGTAACACAAGCTGGTTTCTTAGAAACTTATGACATGAACACGTCAGCAGGTTCTGATACAACTGGCAAATCTAGCGCTACGCTAGATATCGGTGATACAAGTGCGGACGCAGATACTTTCAGATTGTTAAGAGTCGCAGAAGATCCTGAAAACGAGGATATTACTGCGGGCTTTGCTTCTGTAGTAGTTGTTCCAAACTTGATTGAACTACAATCATAATAGGAGAATAGGAGAATAAATTATGGCAATATCACGATCACAGCTAGTCAAAGAACTAGAGCCAGGATTGAACGCCCTGTTCGGCCTGGAATATAAAAGGTATGAAAATCAGCATGCTGAGATTTATACTACTGAAACTTCTGACAGAGCTTTTGAAGAAGAAGTAATGTTAAGTGGTTTCGCAAACGCACAAGTGAAAGCTGAAGGTGCAGGCGTGTCTTTTGACGAAGCACAAGAAACTTTCACGGCTAGATATACTCACGAGACAGTAGCTTTAGCATTCGCAATCACAGAAGAAGCTATCGAAGATAACCTCTACGATAGACTTGCTGCTAGATACACGAAAGCTTTGGCAAGATCGATGAGTAATGCAAAACAAGTTAAAGCTGTTGACCCATTAGTAAATGGTCTACCAGGTGTAGGCACATTTAAATCGGGCGACGGTGTAGCTTTATTTGCAACTAACCACCCTACAGTAGCGGGTACATTTAAAAACACGCTTACTGTGCAAGCTGACCTTAATGAAACTTCATTAGAGCAGTCATTAATTGACATCGCTAAAATGACAGATGAGAGAGGTCTAAGAATTGCAGCTAGAGGTGTGAAAATGATTGTTCCTTCGGAAAATCAATTCACAGCTGAGAGATTGATGAAATCTCAAGGTAGAACTGGAACAGCTGACAATGATATTAACGCAATCGTTTCTATGGGAATGGTTCCTCAAGGATACAGAGTGAACAATTACCTAACAGATACTGATTCGTTCTACATCATTACAGACGTACCTAACGGTATGAAAATGTTCAACAGAGCTCCGTTGACAACTGCAATGGAAGGTGATTTCGATACTGGAAACGTAAGATACAAAGCTAGAGAAAGATACTCATTTGGTGTATCTGACCCTAGAGGTATATTCGGCGTAGAAGGTGCGTAATAACTAATTAAAAAGGGGGCTTCGGCCCCCTTTTTTTATGGTGGGAAAAGAGGGAATCATGAAAATATTTCGCGTACAGATAAGAGCATATGGCTACTACGCTGACTTTGAACTTGCATCCGAAGACAGCTCAGAAGCTTTTGAAAATGCACTAGTTGACAAACTAGGAGAAAATGCTATAGTATGGGAAAAAGATGGATTTAGTAATAAATCTAAAATATGGATAACCTACGAGGAGACCATTGATGCAAATACAAGTCAGAGACCTTTACAAACAGAAGAGAAGTCTCGAGACAGAATGGGCGGTGCATCAGCGTGATAACCAAAGGTATACTTTGGACATGGTAAGAATCGACAACAAAATAAGAGAAGTTGTCAGCGCTATCAAGCAAGAAGAAGCTAAAATAGCAAGCCATGCTAATAAAATAGAAGATGCTGCGCCAGAAGTTTCAGTAGCTACTTAGTAAAAAGCTACATCTTGGATAAATATCAAACCAAATTACAGGCTCTCTTGCACTCTTGAAAAAATAAGAGTATAACTAACCCACTATACAATTATAAATTGGTGCATAGACGCGTATAGTCGACGGCCTAGAGACTATGTATCAAAAACTAGGAGGATATAATTATGGCAAGAACTAACTTTTCGGGACCAATTAATGTTGGCCGAATACAAACAAACACAGGATCAGATATTTCTGAAAATGTAAGAAACGTTGCATTCGTAGAATGTCATGCTTCTTTTCCTGTAAATCATAGTAACTTTACTATAACTGACGATGATGACAAGTTAGCTGTGACTGGCTCTAATGGAGCAAGCACGACTTCTGTTACATTAGTAGATGCTACTCAAAACGTACCAGGAATAACTTCTGATGGTGGTTTTGAAGCTGCATCTTCAATCACTTTAACATCTGCTGGTGATGACTCTACAAAAACTGCAACTATCACTGGAACAGATGTTTTAGACAATGCACAAACTGAAGCTTTAACAATGGCAAATGCTGGTGCTGCAACTTCAACTAAAACTTTTAAGACTGTAACTTCCATCGCTGTAAGTGGTGGTGGTACTGCAGGCACTTTAAAAGTTGGTGTGTTGGAAACAAACTTGATCTCAGTTGTGTGTAGATCGTTATTTAACGAATACCCACTTGGTCAGTCTTCAACAACAACTGATAAAAACTTAGCAAACAATATTGTAATTCCTAAATTTTCTAGAATTAACGATATAAGATTTGTAGTTAACGAAGCTTTTGATACAGCTGGTTTTGACGTGCAGATTGGTGCTAACGTTGCACAAGCAAACGGATCTATGACTAACAGTCATGATTTAGATTACTTTGCAGGTGATTCAGACAACGATGTAAGAACAGTTGCCTCTCACCACATACCAACTGGTATGGACCAAACAGTTGCTCAGATGAAAAATTGTCTAAACGTTTCAGACGATGATGCATCTGGTTACGAGATGGACAAAGCTGTTATTATTACTGCGAAAACAGATGACGCTTTAACTACTGGAGAAGCAGTGTTAAACGTATACTGGACACAGCAAATTAATAACACTAACTAATAAATAATTATTGTGGGGCTTCGGCCCCACATAAATTATAAGGAGATAAAATGGCAACAGATATTAAATCGAAACGATTTGTTCAAGGAACTCATACTTCTATGGTTTCTGCGGTTGGCACAGCGCAAAGTTTAGTCATTGACATTGGAGACTTTGTAAATGCACAAACAATAACTTTAACATCAACTGCTGACAACTCTGGTAGAACTTTTACTATAGTTGGAACAGACGCTAACGGGGCTGCAGCAACTGTGACTAAAACAGGACCTAATGCTAACACTGTAGATGTAACTGGCACGTTTTTAACTGTAACAAGTATTACTTCAGACGGTGCTATTGATACAAACATTTCTGCTGGTGTAAAAGACGGTGCAGCTACTGGAACTCTTTTCGCAGGTGCGACTAGAATCAGAGGAATGAGTGGTAATGGAGCAGGTGCAGGTCACATAAACTTTAAGAATGGAAGTCAGTCTGGAACAACTCAACATACAGAATATGTAAGAAACGATCTTATTGATCCTTACATACCTGATGATGGTATTCGTTTTCCAGATGGATGTTATATGCAAGCCACTGCGTCAGCAGTAGTAGGTTTGTCAATATACTTTGACGGCTAGGAGTTTAAATGGCTACTATAACTTACACAGTAACCGTAGCATCGGGGACTAACAGGCATGGTACAGGTAATAAATTTTACCTAAACGGCACGGTTAGCCCTGACATAAACCTTATTGAAGGTAATACTTACGTATTTGATCAATCAGATTCTACAAATGAAACACACTTATTAGGTTTTTCTTTAAACGATAATAACGACCCAGCTAATGTTTACACAACTGGTGTAACTCAAACTGGGACACCAGGAACTAGCGGTGCTAATACAACAATAGTTGTGGCTGCTTTTGCACCTACACTTTATTACTATTGTGTAAATCACTCTGGTATGGGTGCCACAGCCTACACTTTATCTGGTGGTTCAACATCTGAAACAACTACTTTTGAAAAAAGTTTTCCTGTAGATGATGTTATAGAAGAAGCTTATGAAAGACTAGGATATCAAAACGTAACTGGATACCATTTAAAATCTGCAAGAAAATCATTAAATATTTTATTACAAGAGTGGGGAAACAGAGGTTTACATTATTGGGAAGTGGATGAAACTAACGTTGATTTAGTCCAAGGGCAATCTGATTATGATTTTTTTAGAGCAAGTAGCGATGGTTCTAGTGCAACCACAGCTCCTACGAATAATCTTTATGGGTTATCTGATATATTAGAAGCACAATTAAGAAACAACAGAGGACAGACAACACAGTCTGACTCTCCAATGACAAAAGTAGATAGATCTACTTACGCAGGTTTTTCAAATAAATTATCTCAAGGAACACCTAATCAATATTGGGTAGAAAGATTTGTAGATAAAGTTAG